ACACCCCAAGCTACACGCTTAAACATCGCTGAACGCTCACTACGGGCTTTCACACATTCTTTAAGGTCATCGGTTGACGGTAGTTCTTCAATGACGTGTTCCATGTGCCTTAGTGTTTTAGGGTCTGGTGTTTGACCCAGAGTCTTCTCAATATCATTAAGCTTGCCATGATGTGTTTGAGTCATGGATGAAAGCTGTGCAATCTTAATATCTTCGGCTCGCCGATTAAGTTCTGTCATAACTGTTCCTTATGGGTTGAATACAAACGATGCATTATAATACTCGCCTATTTTAATTTCTTGCTTCCAAAATCTATGCCCAAACTTTACAAGGTACTTGCCGCCTTCATTGTAGTAGAAAAAGAACCTACACCCATCTTCAAATGTTACGATGGTTAGATGCCCCTTCACTTCAATAGTTTTAATAATACCTTCTGCATTCAAGGTATGACGTAATAGGTTGTTAGCTGGATTGCGTATACAGCTCCAATTATAGCAAGGGAAGCATCTGACTAACCAGTGCTTAGCCTCCTTGTTCTTGTAAAGCTTGTCACCGCAATAGCCATCAACAGAGTTTCCCCATATTGAATAGCCAATACCTGTATAACGTGCAAGGAAGTAGCCACCAAACATGCCAGCCATTGCAGCTATGAACCATGCTAGTGTGTATAAAGTGTAGCGTGCAATCATAACGGTTTAGGTATGCGTGTTTTTTCGGCAGTGATAGCCTCCTTCCATGTTGTTGTGCCGTTTACCGCATCATGGTACTGCATATCCAGTTGTTCCTGTATAGTTGGATACACTCTAGCACGCTGGTATTGTGTAGATGCTTGAGCTGCTTCTAAACGCAACACCTCCGCATCAATAGCTTTGCTCTCTGCTGCTGTAGGCTTCTTGCCAGCGATGAAGACGTTGCCCTTATCATCTTGGTAACAGTCTTTATTCCATAGTGATTGAATCGCGTTTAGCTTCATGCTGCAATCTCCGTGATGATAATTTCTGATACGCCCGTTTCAGCACCTGCTATAAAACATCTATTTGTCCAGCAGGTTCTAGCGTACGAACCACTAGCAACAAGTGAGAACGTAGTAGCTACACCTGCTGTAGAGCCACTTGCGTCTAATGTGGAAAGTGTCATGCTTTCTGGTGTCGAGCTATCATTCGAACCGTTGTCGTGCGTTTGCGCACCTAGTGCAATACCTTGCATGTTTGACGTTGATGGGTTATTAACTCTTACACCGTCACGTAATACGTTAAACACATTATCCCATTGAACAGCCATTTCACCAAACCATCGCATTTCGATTATGAATTTTGAGCTATTACCCTTTGGTGTTATTGCTAATTGGAAGTCACTGCCCGCGCCTAGCTGGGTGTCTGTCGTGCCTATGGCTTGACTGCCTTGTGTTGTGATTGTCTTGCCTACTACTTGTAGGATTTTACCACCACCACCTAAAGCACTCCAAGCTGCACCATCCCATACTTCCATACTTCCAAGTGTAGTGTTCCAGCGTTGGTAGCCTACTGCTGGAGTTCCATCACGTTGGGCTGTAGTGCCTACTGGTATAATTGCACTTCCAGAAGCGCTTGTCTCAGTAATCTTGGCAGCCCAAGTACCGTTTGCTTGCTTCACATTGGTTGGGCGACCTGCTGCTACTTCGGCTGCTGCACCTGCTGAAAGCTCAACTACTTCTGTGTTGATATCGAGTGTGGCCTTCAAATTAAGGGCTGTCTGTTGTGCTGTAGACACAGGCTTATTAACATCGCTTGTGTTATCAGCATTACCTAGTCCTACGTCTACCTTTGTAACGGCATGAGGGTTGCCTGTAACTGTAGAAGTATGTGCTTTATTAGCCGCAACATCTGTATTAACAGACACAGTTGCCTGAAAGTCTGTGGTGTCTGCTGCCACATGCGTATGCGCTGTAGCTGCCGCTTCCACAGCCTCCACTGTAATACCGTTAGTGTATAATAACTGACTAATACCTTGTACAACAGCTACACCTACTGTCCCTGCGTGCTTAATTGTAAGTGTAAAGCTACCTGTAGTTAAGTTATCCACAACAAAGGACTGTGCCACGTTATTAGGTACAATGATAGCCACATTAGCTGTCAACGTCCCTGTAATGTCAAAGGAGTTGTTGCTGAACTGTGAGGTTGTTAGTGTTACATCAGTGTTAGTGACAGCTAAGCCCAAACTCCCTGTGGACAATGCCCCCACTTGCTCTGCTGTAACACTGTGAGGGTTGTCTACAGCCCCTACGTGAGAAGCTACTCCGCTAATTGCAGAAGTTGTCTGTGTTGTTGGTGTTAGCGTTGCCATTATTGTTGCCCTCTCTCATCTAAGGCAGTTAGACCTGCTATAGCTGTAGGTGTAGATATAGCCCACCGAAGGAACAAACTTGACTCAGGGTCTTTCTTAGCAAGCTTCAATAACTTCTGCGCTCCATCTGGTGTAAGCATAAGATTTTTTAAGTCTTTTTTTAGCCCTATCCTTGTAAAATACTCTTGCCCAGCATCATTGATACGGATAGATTTCCATAATGTACTACCAAGCCTTGCTATCAAGAACCCTTTTATCTTAGCAGGTGTGTCAAGGTCTCTGAATAGGCTGTCAAACTGCCGTAGCCTCTGTCCCCTATCTGCTAAAGGTTTCTTTAAGTTGCTTGCTAAGAAAGACAGGTCAGATAGGTGCGCTGCATCTGTCAACTTTGAGCCATATTTCTGTAAATCCGCTAGTAGCCTAGTATCTGTACGAACCTCTCCAGTGCCACCTGTCATAATGTTGTCAAGCATTGTTGCTCGCAGTCTGTCGAACTCTATACGAGGGACTTCCCCTGACAGTTTATTAAGGGCATCTACCTCTTGCCCCATTCTGCCTGACGTTAGCAAGTTCTTAATATGTCGTGGTTCACTACTAAAGCCGAACTTAGCAAATGCCATTTTATCTACTGCATCCTTAGAGAGTCTTAGCCCATTCACTTCTGCTGCCGTTGCTGCTAAATTCTTATACTTATCTAACACACCTAACGTGCCTAAGAGTTCTTCGTTATGCCCCTTAGATAGAAATGCCTTTATGTTCTCCTCAGTAACTCTCCCACCACTAGCACTTGCTCGGATAGAGGCTTTAATGGCGTTATCCATAACCTGCACAACATCCTCCTTACTAGCCCCTAGCAGTCTCCCAAGCGCAGACTCTGTGAAATCTAAAAGTACTTTTGTGTCTGTAACTGGGCGCTCTCCGAATAAGAACTTCTGAGTAAGCTGCTCTGGTGCAGCGGCAATTTTGCCATCCTTCCCTCGCTTAAAAACTCCTACAATAGACTTGATAGCCTTAAAGCCTTCAATCTCTTTGTACACCTTGTTGGCTGTCTTCAACTCCTCAGAGCCATGCTTGTCTATCACCCTAGTAATTGCAGAGCCTAACTGTGCAAGCTCTGCTGCCTGACCTTTTTTACCTGCAATGTTAGCAGCCTCAACAGAGTCGTTTATCATAGTCCTAATGGTCTTTAAGCTCCCTGCCGTCATACTTGCAACCTTGTCTTTAACAAGCTCTCCAGCAGTGTCTAACACACCTGCAACTTCTGAATGCCCTTTAACCTCAGCGATAAGCACCTCTTTGACAGTTTTAACAGGCGCAGATATAGCTTTCGCACTCACTGGTGCGTTTTTAGACACATTAGAGACTGCCTCAATAATCTCCTTCTTACCAGCTTCGAGGGACTCCATAGGGGATGTCTTACCATAGAGAACATCAGTAGCTTCCTTACCTCTTGCTGCTATGTTGTCAAGAAGGTCAAATATAGCTGCGCTAGCTTTAGTAGCATTCTCCCCGTCTAAGGAAGAAGATATTGCCTCGTCCAGTTGAAAAATCCTCTCTATATATTGGTTTTTCAAGTCGCCAACGATAGAGGAAGCTTCCCCTGCTGAAATCCTAGTATCTGTTACGGCATCCGTCACTCGCTGAATAGCCCCAACTGTCTCCTCGGTAAACCTTGTGGCTACGGTTGGGTCTCCAAGAGCATTCCCTAAGTCCTTCGTTAAGTTAATGTATTTAGCATCCTTTGTCGCATCTGCAAGCGTGGCTTGCACACCATGCTGTAAAGATAGGTTAATATCATTAGAAAACTCTTGGAGCTGCTCTGGAGTGAACCTTTCCCGTAAATCCGCAGAGATAACTTCCTCAGCTCTGTTCAACTTGTCAAAAGACAAGGATTTATTAACTTGTTTATATAATGCAGGGGCACTTACTACACTAGCAGTAATCCCTGCCACTGTGCCTAATAGAGAGCTGTCTGTTACACCCTCCACTACTTGAGAAACTACATCCGCTTCCCCAGCTAATAAAGACTCTGCAACAACAATTCTGTCTGGACTACTCTTGATAGAGTCTAAGAGTTTGCCAGCCGTCCGCTTAACCCTAGAGCCGCTGCCTACCATACGCTTCACTACTTCTTTCCCTACAACGGCTGCTGGGGCAGCTACAACACTTCCTAAACCTATGCCTGTCCCAAAAGCCTCTCCAACCTGTTGTAAGGATTTCGTCCTCCCTCCTAGCCTTTCAAGACCTGCTTGAAACTCCTCTCCACCTTGCTTAAAGAAATCAGACACTCCGTTAGGTGCTAACCCTGCACCAGAAGCTATAAACTCTGGGGTATCAAAAGCTGCTTGCTTATAAGCCCCACCTAGAAAACTGGCTGTGGGGTCTATAGCTGTCTGTACAGCATTAAGAGGCTCTAGCGCTGCTTGTGGGAACGCCTCGGTATTTATTGGGGCATCCCCTTCTGCTGTAGGCAGCCCATCTGCCGTTTGGATGCTAGGGGCTGTGGGAGACGCGCCACCTTGAAGTACCTGTGCTATGTCAGAATCAGACATATCTACTGGGAACTCAATGATTTCCCCATTAAATTCTATTTCTTGGAAATCTGCCATTACTTAACTACCTCAAATTTACCAGTAGTTAGATTATAACGCTTCCTTACAGGAGCAGTTGTTTCTTGTGTAACCTTGTCACTACTTCCTTCCAACCACTTCCGTAGCTCAGGGGAGACGCCCTTACCAAACTGCTGATTAAGTGTCTTTGCGCCTTTACCAAACAGCGCTGTATTATTCTGTAGTGTACTAGAATGCTTATCAAAGATTGTTTTAGCAGCCCTGTGTATAGCTGCCCTGACATTTGGAGTAGACCCCCAAGAGCCTAAGATAGCGTCTGTAATCAGTCCCATATCTTTGTCTGACAGTTTTGCCAAACTCTGCCCCTGAGCAGATGCCCATGATAGAATCAGAGCTTTAGCCTTAGCCTTACCTTCATCTGTAGCCAGCTTAGGGTTGTTAGAAGCTAGTACAGCGTTGTCAATAGCAGTCTCAACACTACCTGCATCACCTTTGAAGTAATGTGATAAGGTTTTCCTACCTTCTGTCACTTCTTGAGTTAGTAATTGTGCCAAGCCCTTAGAAGACCCTACTGTTGTCAGGGTATCTTTCCCTTTAGCTAAGGACTCATCAAAAGCCTTTGCCGACTTGCCGAAGGATAGTACATTCGAGGACTGCTGAGAGAGGTCTAAAATCTGCTTAGGTGTTAGTCGTGAAGCCTCGTTATCCTTGACTGCTGCCTGATTAGCTCTCTTAATATTAGCTAGCTCAATCCTATCCTGCTGCTTAAGCCCTCGCACTCTGTCAGCCTCTGCTCGCTTATCTTTCAAAAGGGCTGCTGCTGCCTTCGTAGAGGCGTCTCGCTCCTGTTTCTTACCTTTAAGTGTATCTTTTCGCAGCCCTAGTGTTTCGCCAAACTGCTCTTGCTGCACTTTAACCTTTTCAGCAGCCAGTGCTAAGTCTTCCTGCCTATTCTGTGCAGCTAGGTCAAGAGCTGCACCTTCCTTCGCCTGCTGATATTGTGCTACAGCATCACTATAAGCCGCTTTGTTTATATCAGCTTCCTTTTTAGCCCTATTGAAGTCGTACTGTGCGGCTAAGTTGCCAAATACGTCAAATGCTCCTCCATTGCCTTTGAAGGCAAACTGCTCAGGGGTCACAGAGGTTGTGCCAAAGGCAGAAAGCTGTGGAGGGGTTAAGTTTGTAAAAGCGTTAAGAGCTTTTTGTGATTCGTTTAATGTTGGCATATTAGCTCCTAATTAAATACGTGCAGTGATGTATCAAGGCTGCGTTCCACCATTAGCAGGTGTTTTTTTGTATCTGTCGGCGATAGAGTTCCCAGCTTTAAACCCAGCAGCAGCCCCACTTGTCAAGTTCTGCAAATTACGGGTAGAGATTGCTTGAGATTGTCCACTGGCAGCAAGAGCATTAGATACAGCACTATTACCTGCTTGCTGTGAAGAAGATACATTACCAAGTCTTGCAGCTTCTGCGGCTGATTGGGCAGAGAACATGTTCTGCACATCCTGCTGAGAGAGTCCTTGCAAGAACCCAGCTTCTGCCTGTTTAACACCAGCGTCCTGTACAGCCATATCCCTACCTCCAATAACAGCTTGGTCACGTAAAGCTGCTGTCTGTTGGTTAGCAAATTGTTGGCGTAAAGCTTGTTGCATGATAGCCCCACTAGAGCCTGTAAGCCCTGTAGCGCCTATCTGAGCCTGTAGGCTCTGCTGTTGTTGAGCTTGCTGTTGCTGTAGTTGTGGTAAACGACTGCCTAAGTAAGCTTGTTGATACTGGGAGGCTGCTGCTGGGTCAACCCCTAAGCCACCTGCCACTAAGCCCCCTAGCTGTGAGCGAGCGTCTGTTGTTGTCTGTGCTGTCCCTGCTACTGGATTGTAAGTGAAGTCTTTACTTGTCGCAGTGCCTAGAGGGGATGTGAATGTCCTTGCGTCTACCCTTGCTCGCTCTGCGGCAGCTTGCCTTGCTGCCCTGTCCGCTGCTCGATTAGCAGCCGATGCTGATTTGTTAGCACTGTAAATGCTTCCTGCTGCTCCTACTGCGGCAGCCGCTACGCCCCAAGGCATTACTTAGCTCCCTTGTTTGTTTCAATACAAATAATCATAGTAATCCTATCCTCGTCACTCTCATTAGTCACCCAATGAGTTTCTTGATTGTTAAACCAGTATAAATCACCAGTCTCTGTTTCTAAAGAGCCTTCCTCAAAATGAAAGGCTTGCCCTTCTGCCGCTGCAATCTGCAATGCAAACTTATCAAAGTGTTCTGCATGCCACCCACCATCTACATGAGGCTGACATGTGCAGCCAGCAGGGATGCGTGTAATTAACACTCCACCAAGACGTTCCCCTTCTACTAACCTCATAACATCGAACACAATGTCTTTTATCTGAGGGAGAGCTGAATATGCAGGATACCAGACAGCTTCATGCTCATTATTAAACTCTGCCAAGTCGCCATTGTAGTTGCTAAAGTCATTATAACGCACCCAAATATCATCTAGCCCATTATGTGCATATTGCTCTAGGCGAGCTTTTTGTTGATTCCATAAGAAAGGTTTTTTATGTAACTCTTGTACTAGACCAGAAACGTCCACACCCTTTAATAGCAGTTGCATATTCTTCATTAGACACTCTCCATCATCTTGAGAGACTCTAGGTTGTAGTCTCTGAACTCATCTGTGATTACAAAATCTCTTAGTTGTAAATATCTTACTTCATTAAAAACATCATTAGGGCGTAGATACTCCCAAACACCTCTTGCTACTCCTGCGTCTGAAACTACCCTCTCAAAATCTACACTTGGGTATTCAAGGCTATCAAACTTCTCTAAACTCTCTGCACTCATCTCAGGCATTCCTAAGCAGTTCAGTGAACTATTAACATCTTTAACACTGCGTAACACTTTCAGTGTAGGGCATTTGAGGGATTCTATGAAATAAGGGATTAAGTAAGCCCCTGTACACACTATGCTCTTAAGGTTCAAGACATCTTTAGGAGGAAGCCTCCCGAAAGGGTCGTGAATACACGTATCTTCGTCTGTGGACAACCAGTTAGCCATCCAAGCCGTTCCGCTTCTTGGTAGCCCTATCACACATAAATTCATCTCAAAGCCCGTAGCGTTGACTGTGTGGCTTCCTGTAGTGCTTCTGCAACCACGTTACGGCTCGACTCTGCACTTGCTGCAACTGAACGAAGCTGCTTACTGTTCTCAAGTAGCATAACTGGAATCATAACTTGGGAACACTCCCAAACATCCTCATCCTTTCCAGTGTTAGGGTTAACCCCTCTATACTGTTGAAAGAACATACATTCGTGCTTAGTACATTTCTTTGCGGTAAATCCACATTTCCTTGCCATCAGTTTTTGCTACACACAATCATATCAATATACTTCGGAGCGTATGCTATAGTATGTGTATGTGCAGCATTTCCACCTGTAGAGCCTGTTGAGCCGCTAACATTGATAATAGGGGCATTTGGCGGCGCACCAGTCAATGGTGATGCCACACTACCAACAAACCCTGTATGTGTATGTGCAGGCATTTCGGCGATAGTTAAAACATGCCCACCTGTAAGTGTGGAAGCGAGTGTCGGACTATTTGTACCCCCTGTACCACCACCTGCTCCGTTAACAATACGGAACAAAGCATCATTGTTTGTAATGTCTTGTGTCCACCCTGTGGGAGCTGAGGCTTGGAAAAAAGCCATCTTAGTGCCTACTGGAATAGGGGAAGCTGCAATCCTCGTGTTAATTAGGGCAGATACTTCTTGGTACTGTGGGGCTTGCGTGCCTGTAGCACCTGACGGTACAGAGAGGTAGCCTGTCATGGTGCTGCCTGTTTTATCAACCTTCGTAGCACTCGCAGCAGCCGCTGTTAAAAATTCTGTGTCAAACACAGCAGGGTCGGCAGGTGTAGAGCCTCTAAGGGCTGTGAAACTTTGGGATTTTACATAGTCTGTCATTATTTACGCAGACCTCCTGTATTGTAGTATGCTTCTAAAGCAATCACTTTGAATTTTGTCATATTGTTATTTGAGATACGGATACTAAAAAGCTCTCCTCTGCCAATGACAGGTAGTGCCTCATCACCTGATAGGAAACCGCCAACACCACCGCCCCAAGAAGCCCCTGTAGTCGCTGTTCCCCAAGCGTTCCTGACACTCGCTGTGGCAGACCCAATATATAAGAGTGAGTTGTTATCTATGGTAGGCACGCTTGGTTCGAGAGTTATCTCATCGTAAGATGCCTGCCTTTCATCTAAGTTAGTCCATGTCTTAACTACCACAGTGTCGCCAAACACTCCTTCGTAAAGAAGCTCTACCTTGTTCCACCTAGACCGCTGCTCTTTTGAAGATGCTCTGAATGGAGCAGTTTCCCAAACCATTGGGATGGCAACTGGTGTACCATTATCTATTGTATCTGCTACAGCCGTATCATTAAGCTTATGTAGCATTGTGGTAGCTGTGTATGTAACTCCGTTCTGAACTGTTAAGAGGGCATCTTGGATTCCATTCCATGACACCCAAGACTTGAACAGTGTGTGGTACACAAGCGTCTCGTTGCCAAACGTACACATATACACACCAAGTGATTCCGCGAAAGTAGAGCTTATAGCTGTTACATCTATTAGAGGAAGCTGTGTGATTACATGATTGTTAATGGGAACTGATGCATCAAACGCCGCTGCATCACCTTGTACGGCAATCTCTTTGAGGGTCTTGAACCCATAAGATGATAAAAAGATAGTGTCGTTACCAACGCCTTGTACACTGTCAGCAGACGCACAACCAATACCTTTAATAGTCTTCTGCACTCGGAATGTTGTAGGGTTATTAGGGTCTGTGCCTGAATAAAAGATTACAGAGTTTTTGCATAGCGCAACAAGTAACCCCTGATAAGATGTCACTGCAACAACAGCGTCACCTTCATCTAAAGCTCCGCCTACGTTAATGAAACCTCCACCAGCCCCTATACCCCAATCTGTAGCCCCTGTACCAGAGTCAGGGGTTGAATAATAAACCAGAGTCTTTTGTGCTGCATCACCACACCCGTACATGCGTCCGTTATACGATGTGAAGCTGTTCATAGGATTAACACCAGTAGGGGTTGCCCATACAGTGCCGTTGTAAGACCTTACGTTAATACCATCCCCACAAATAAGGACATTACCCAGTGTCCCAGAGCGCACTTTAGATGTAAACACTCCGTTAAGAGCTGCTACGGCAGTCCATGCTGCACCTGTAGACTTATAGAAGTTGGTGTCACTAGCACTTGCAAATAATGCGCTAGTGCCTGTGATACTATAGTGTTCATGGAGGCTCTTAATAAGCCCTCCAACAGCCACTCCAGAAGTACCAAATGTAGTTTGTGCTGGGCGGCGATTCATACCTCCAGACCTATCAAACCACACATTCTCTAGCCTAGCAGCATATTGAGCATCCATTTCCCTGATAGGAGTGGTCGTGTTCCACCCCTTTACTGGAGCATGTACACGGGTTAGGGTTAGTGCCATTATTGGTAACCATCCACTTCAACCCTAATGCCACGGTTGGCAATATTAGAGAGGACATCACTACTGAGCTGGTTTTGGTATAATGTGGCATAGCCGCGAGTAAGTCCGTCATAAGAGTCAAGGTGCATCAAAGCCCCTAGCACTAACACATCATCATCAAGCTCTGTTGTACCTGTATCAACTGTTGCATCAAATCTAGAAGCCTTCTTGTATGCACTGATGTTGATTACATCACCACTTGCAGGCGTTGGAAACAACTGTACTTGTAACTTATTTGCAGAGCTTACACCACGCTGGAAGAATAAAGACTGCCCTGTATTCAGTTGTAACGCCACTTGTGAATCAAACTGCTCAGGAGTTAATTCCTGCATCATGCCTTTAGCAGCAATCCAGACACTCACAGCACCACCACTACGTACATCCTCTGTGCCAGAGAAGTCAAACACATCGTCTGTGCCGTTTGCTGCGCCTGTAGCGTTAACGCGTAAGGAAGCCCAATTAGACTTATTCTCCACTGCGCCAATAGTTAAATTAAGGAACTCTGTAATACGCTCTGCAATACCGCCTACACTACCTGAAACTGTTGTCACAGCTTTGGCATCCCCTGTAGTGGCTAAGACACGATTTACTAATGTTAGTAAACTTGATGACATTCCTTTCTCCTATATAGCAAATTCAGGGCGGTGTTTAGCGTAAAACTTAAGAAAATCATCATCCTGCCAACAATCTGCACCAAGCTTCCTGCTCCATTCATAAAACTCTTGGGAAGGGACGCTAAAGGCTTTCTTCATTGTCCTATCCTTAGTCCAACCTTGCCCATTCTCTCTTGTATTCTGTACGTCTCTTGCCACTTCTGTTTGGTCTTGCTCGATGGTTAGAAGTATGTTGCCGTCAGCATCCTCTAGGAAGCTGTTTGTTGTGTATAAAGCCATTGTTATATAAACTCCTGTTACATAAAAATGAGGAGGGCTGTTAAGCCCCCCACACTAAGCTACCTAAAGAGTAGCACCGAATACTGCTGCTGAGGCAGATTCGCCCAAGCTTTCTAGGCAATACTCACCCTCAATCATAAACTTACGAGAAGAACCGTCACGCGCAAGCTCTTTTACGTTGATTGGACGTAAGAAAGCTGTACGGAACATTTTCTCATCTACGATTGCTACAGTACCTTCTGGAGTCCAACGGTCATATTTAACTTGCATATTACCGAAGTCAGATTGGTAGATGTCAACTGTTGCAGTCAGTACTTTGTTCTGGTCAATTACTTGGCGTAAGCCAGCAGCGAAGCCAGAGATAGCACGCTTCTGCTTACCAGAAACATAGACTGCATTTGGACTGCCACCTGCATCTTTAGCAAGCTGGATACCGTCATTCATTGCTGCTTCTGTCAAAGGAGTAGGAACAGTGTAGACAACGTATGTAGAAGTGGCATCAGGTGCAACGTCCCATGCAGCTACAGTTAGTACCAAAGCGGCAACACCAGTCACTACACGGTATTGACCAGCGCCAGTGCCACCAGTGATTAACACATGGTCGCCAATAAGAGCAGCACCAGCGGCAATGCTGATAGTGGTTGCTGCGCCAGCAGTCGCAGTACCAGCCAAATCTGCGCCAACACCGTTAGTTAAAGATACACGGTTAGTAGATGCGAAGTTGTAGAAGCCACCAGAACGGCGAGCCGTACCTATAGCACCAGCAGACTTAGTACCCTGCCACAATACACGTTCCATATCGCGTGCCATTTCTTTTGTTGCTTTCTCTACTTGATGAGAATACTCAGAAGCAACACCAGCTTTCAATACAGACTCTTGTGTATCAGAAATCTGACCAGTTTTACGGCTGATTTGGCAATAGTTGTTCAAACGTGAACGTTGGGACAATGTGCCATAAGTTGCAGCAGAACCTTCAATCTGTGCATTGTCAGAAGGTGCGTCAAGTGATTCAGTCATCCACTCATGCAGAGTGCCTGTTGCTTTTGTTTTAGCGATAGAGGAAAGAAACGGGGTTTCTTCCACAGCTACGCGAGTTACTACGTCAATTAGGTCTTCTTTGTTACCTGACTGAGAGTAGGTTGATAATACTGCCATTGCAGTCTCCTGTTATTCTCCAGCTAGACGTGCGCCTATGTCAGCAAATACAGAGGACATATCGCCTTCCTGCACTGCTTTAGCTTTACGTCTGCTAGAAACATCTTTTGTTGTTTTAGTTGCCGAGCGTACCTTTTTCGTTGGTACTACTTTAGGCTTTCTCTTAGCTGGTGCAAGCATCGCATCTAAGAGTTTTAAGTTCTTCGCCACTGCATCTTCAACCTCAGAGCCTTGTATCACATCCGACACAATCATTTGAGCTAGTATAGCCCCTTGCTTATCATCGTTAGTATCTATGTTAACATAGTTACCGACATTGGAATGCACTTCACTCTGCATGGTTGCCTTGAATGTCTCAACGGCTTCTGCTTGTTGAGTTTGCAGGGCAGCAGCTTCCTGTTCTTCAAGCATCTGCTTAATACGTGGGTCAAGGGCTTGTTCTTCCTGCACCTCTAACACATCTTCTAAGCCAAGCTCTTTGATTTGTTCAACTAACTTAGAATATTGGTCACTAGAACCTTTTACCGCTTCTAGTTTAGCCTCTAAGTTAGCGACTTCCTCTGTGGCTTGTTTACGCTTTTCACGCTCACTCTGCATTGCACGCTTTAGGTTGCTATTAACTTCCTCAAGCTGCGTTACAGACTCATCCGTGTCAGCTTCTTCTGTATTGTCTTCGCTGTCAGCTTCACTGTCTTCGCCTTCTTCGTCATCGTCTTCGTCAACATCTTCGTTGTCTAAATCTTCATCTTCGACAACATCCTCATTGACTTCTTCCTCAGCTTCGCCCTCTACACCTTCTGTGTCCTCGGCTGGTGCTTCTTCAACGACTTCATTAGCGAACATACTCTCACTAACGCCGTACTGCTCATTCAATACACTTTCAACTGTTACCACTTCTTCGTCTGCCATCTTATCCCCTTTTAACGTGGGCTACCACGAATATGTTTTTTACGCCTTTACTGGCGAATTTGTTGTTGTAACTTTTTACGTTAGCTACAAACGACTATTTCTTTACGACTTTCTTCTTGACTAGTGCTTTTTGAGGTAGTCCCACTGCTTTTGGTGGGTTAACTACTACGGGAGTGTTAATTGCCTCAATAATCTCATTAACTTTCTTAATGATGCAATTAAAGTTGTCATTCAATGGGTTTTCTTCTAACTTATTCAAGTCCATTCTCCTTATCGTCTTCCATTTTATCTTCTTCCTGCTCCATAATCATCATAACGCTATCGAGCATATTCTTATCCTTCAAAAAGCTCTCTACAGGCTGGTCTTGATTACCATGTACGTACTCTTTATAGAGAGAAGGGAAGTTTTCACGAAGGTCACGGGCTGTAATACCTTCTTCTGCACTCTCTGTGCCTGCATCCTTCATAAACACACTCATCAAACCTTTAACTAACCCTTTATACTCATTCTTCATCATCCAGCTCCTTTAAGTTCTCAATTAAAGCGTCTGAATTAACTACATAACTCTCTAACTTTGCTTTAATGTACTGTGCTACACGTAATTCTGCCCGTATTTGCACTTGGCGAAACACTCTGTAAGGGCTTGTGTTAACCAACTCTGCATAATTGGCTCGTTCAATCTCCTCAAGCGTCTTATATAGTAAAGCCCCAAATGGGCTGCCCATACCACCTTTAACAATCTCGCCAAGCTCAAGGTCTTTACCTACGCCATGTAAGTAGTCGCTCTCGCCCACCATACGATTCATGTTTTTCTTTAGAATACGGCTAGGAGGACTCATCATACTGTACGTCCATTACCAGCAGGGTCGCCACCACCCTGCATAACCACATTTGGCTGTGAAGTTAGCTTGGACACGTCTTCCTGAATACCACCAGCATCCGTTTGTGAAGGATGTGGTTGTTGCTGATTAGCTAATGGGTTTTGGATGACATCATCCACCTTCAATCCAAGAGCTTCTAACATAGGCTTAACAATAGGATAGTAATTCGCTTGGTTGCCATAAATACTTTGCAATATAGCAGCCGTGTTAGACGTATCTGCAATAGCTGCCTGTTTAGCAGCTTGCATAGCACCTGCCCCAACAGAGATATTGAAGTCGCCTTCTAATGCTTCTGCATAAGGGTCTTGTGACTGCACATTAAGCTCAATAGCTGCTGCCTCAAATAATGCTGGGTCGGCTGCTTGACGAATCATACGAATAAGCTTAGTGACAAACGGCACTGCAAATGTAATCTTCAATACAGACGCATCAAGCGTTGTTGAAGCACTACTATTAGCAGACACAATCTTTGACTCTGTGGCTGTTGTAGAGCCTCCAGAGGATACGCCAGCACGTTGTGCCGACTCTGCTACTAGACGCTCCATATCTGCTGTAGCCGCAGTTTCCTCGTTATAAGAGGAAGCTGTTACATCTGGTGGAGCATCCCACCACACACTGTTCCGATTTGCGACAACATTAACCTTACCGCTGTAAGAGCGTGACAACACCGCAGGGTCAATACCTGCTTCTGGAGTCATAAACTTCTCACGATTTAGAACAAGGCTTACGTTGTCTCGGCGTTGATTGCGGATGGCATTAACTTCAATCTGTGCCGACTCAAGTTTCTCAGGCATAGCTCGGTCATACATTTCATGTGGGGTGTAATAAATACGCCCAATACCAAATGGGAATGGGTCAGAGCCGTCTTGGTTAGATAGGTTGAACTCTAATGGGGTTGGGGCTTCTAATATCTTCTTATCTGCTAAACTAACTGTAACGACAGGGACATAATCCCCGTCTTCATCTTCTTCATAGTAATAGCTGTACCAAACTTCCAGTAAGCCATTGTCAATATCAATGGCATACGAGAATGGGCTGTTTTGGTGGGCGCGTTCTGTCTTTAAGGTGTTACCTGTAGTTGACGTGAAGCCACTCTCAAACAAACCTTCATCAATCTCATCCCAAACGCCAAGTCGTTCCATCTTCTTAGCGAATGACTTATCACGCCAGCGGCGAATGATACCAAAGCGAGCCATACCCACTTCATCCCAACCTACAGAAGGGTCAATACGGAAATCTTCTGGTGGGATTGATTCGAGTGTGGCGTAGGAGTATAACTCTCGCTCATCCTCAACCTTTGCCACTATTAAATTACCCTCGGCATCAAGCTGGTCTACTTCAACCTCAAACTTCTCAACATCCCTGTCCCAATCAACAAAGAAAGGTGCAAAATTGTACGTTAGGCTGTCAGAAGCTACATTTAAGACCGCTGACTCCCAATTTATGCCGCCAGCTTCTTTAATATAGTAGTTGCAGACACGTTCCATTATCTTTGCGCCGTTGTCTGTGCTTGTTAGAGTGGGCTTAAGGCTTACAGGGGCATCGCCAGCTAAGCTGAATAGGTGGTCAGCACGTTTACGGTAGTGCATAGCCTCAATCTTAGGCACAAATAGGCTAGACTGCCCCACTTTACGAGGAGTGAGGTGTAATGAACGTGCCAGTTTCTCATTCTTAGCCCAGCGTTGTTCCTGTAAATCTGAAATAGCAGAAGCACTGTCCCACAGCTGCTTGATATCACTAAGCGTGTCTAGTTCATCGTCCATATATTCAATATCCTATCAAGCTATCGTTGTATTCATAATTATCATCTTCTGCTGGGTTGTAAGCTGTGTACGTGAAGTTGGGCGGCATTGCATGTCTTAGGGACATAGCTGCATAACGTGTGGCATCCATCAAATCGTCTCTCACCTTCACAATCTTACCGTCTTTCCTGTAGTAGCCACGATACTCTCTAAGCCAGTCATCTAAATGCTCAAACACTTGGAAGCGTCCTGTCTTCATCCTATCAAGCATTGACATAATACCAGCTTCAACGCCGTTTGTACTTTTACCTGTCAATGGGTCGGGCGGATTCTTAAAGCATTCAGCAGCCATATTCAAGCCTTCTGTAATGTAGTTCTGCTTTAGTGTCTCACCAGATGTCTTATCGTGTATCCCAGCATCATGTGGGTATTGGGTTGGAATCCACTTTCCGCCCCTAGCCCTGATATTATGTCCATGCACTCTAGGGGTCTCTCTACTCTTGGTATAACAATCTACAACGTAAACAACGTCCTCATCTTTGTCCCAAGCTAAATGCACCCAAGCGGTAGGATGGTCATAACCAAAGTCTAAAGCTGCTACATGCGCCCAATGGTTAGGGATGTCAAATGCTTCGCATGTAAGGTCATCTTCTGCAACTGGAAAAACCATGCCACTACCAAGCGTTGGCTGACCCATACTACGCATCTTACGTTCATGGGGAGGGAGAGCGTCTAGCATTTGCTGCTTAACTTCCTCTGTAATATGTGGGGCATCATCCCATGTGGCATTCATTATCATCTGCCCTTTCTTGATGCTTTCCTGATACTGCCTTACAACATCTGTAACACCGTTCTCTGGTGTAAATGTCAAACTAACAACACCACCTCTATCAACTGTGGAACGTAAAGCTTGAGAATAAATATCTTGTGGAGGTTCTTCATCAAGGGCTACGAAATCTGCCGAAAACCCCATCCAACCTTCTTTACCACTATCGTAAGAAATAAAACTTATCTTACTCCAGCCCCCTGAAATGTGCTGCACTAGAACGGACGAAAGGGCATCAGGGATACCAGCCTTACGAGCTGTCTTACCAAGCTTTGAAGCTGGGATGAACGCCGTTCCCCTTTGTGATGGGTCTGACGGCTCTCCTAGGAGCTTCGTCTGTGCAACGTCCTTAACCTGTTGGTTAGTTTTACCGCCACACACAATGAGCGTTGGTCTATCCCACTTACGCCCTTCGTACCATTCTGGGTATTCGCCTGTAGCGTGAGCCACAACTTCCCACGCCATAATGTCACTCTTGCCAATACGATTAGCTGCCATAAGAGCTTTCTGCTTGTTCTCTGTGGAAGCTGCACAAAAGGCTTTCTGATAATCATACGGGCTATATTTGTAAAACTGCTTGCCCGACTCTCGGCGTTCTTTTTCTTCAAGAAGCTGAATCAACTCAAGCTTTTCTTCGGCGGACAGTTTCTCTATATTCATTCGCCCACTATCTCAGCGTCAATATATTCTGTTTTCTTAATTAAAGAAGCTAGTCTATTATTAAGCTCATCGTCAGACGTGTCGCTCACTTTCATCTCAATCTGTGTAGCTGCCTTATAGCCACTAAGTTCTAATACAGCTATAGCTGCTTTAAGTCTTACAGCTTCCTGTGTCTTTGGGTTGCTTAATAGCTCGTCTATAACTGTTGTAGCTTTAATAGCTGTGTTAGACAAATGCTGCCTTACGGCTGTAGCAATTCGCGTGTCATACTTCTTACGTAACTTCGACACTTCAACATTCACTGTAGCTGAGGAAGCGTTAGGATAAAGCTTCTCGTAAGCCTTCTTACTGCCCATACCATCTATAAAGAGCTGCAACCACTCCTCATGCTTAGGATTAACTTTAGGAGAGGACTTACGAATTGTACGTCCATCCTTGTCATAAGGGCTGTTAGGCTTAGCTGGAATAACTCTCTCCTTAATGTACGAGGGGGCAGGAGGGGAAGCCCCTCTTAAACTGCCCTACAATGCCTCATATTCTCTACTAAGCTGCAAACATAGCTCTGCTTCTTAGACCGCCTTAAAAGAAGCTGAACAACCTTTAAGGCTTAAAACTTTATATTATATAATTTGAATTAAAGAGCTTCTAAACTTTAGAGCCTCTAGACCCTCTATGTTCTGTTTAGCGGCTTCTACAAGCCAGTGTAGACCTTATTAGAGGAAGTGTCAAATACTGTAACCACTTATCTCACATTCCCTTATTTATCAACCACTTAACACCTATGTATTAAAGGTGTCCTCTTAACTGTGCCTACGCTAGGGGGCGATTTCTACCCCTCTATCTGTACCTTGCCTATATTTTAAGCAGCCTCTTAATGAGGATTTATTAGGCAGCTCTAAAGGGCATGTTTGAAATCTCTGTGAAGAAAAAGTCTGGGTATACCCCTACTTCCTCTCCCACAAAGCCGCTACCCCCCCACTTACTTATATAATAATATGTTAATATAATAATAGTATTCTAAGGCTTTTAAACACTTCAAGCTATGCATTGCTATTACTATCAAGCTATAAGGGCTTAGCGTAGCTTGTGTGAGCTTGTGAAGGGGCATATTGTAAGCTATGACAAGCTTTTAGAAGCTGAACAACAAGCTATGTATGGGCTTGTGGGCTTTTTCTAGGGGAGAAAGAAAGAGAGAGGGCTTAACAACCCAAAGCTTATAAAAGCTTATAACTGCTTACATGCTACCCTTATAGCTACTTAATAAGCTGAAACAAGCCTCTATCAATATCACTTATAATAAAACTACTAGCTAACCTTTTAAGCTCTAAAGTTGTACAATACCTATAATTAGGTAATGATTGTAAAAACTCTATCTTTTCTTGTACAGCTTGCTTTCTTGTAAGCTTCTTACTGCTGTAATGATTCTTAATAAATAATGCCATCTAATCCCTTGTAGCTTGTCGAGTAGTATCTAACGCAAGTGTAGGACAAAATAGCAATCTGTCTAAACTAATTTATAAAGCCTTATATATTAATAACTTAGCTTATAGCTATATGTGACAAGGTAACGCTTACAGACACGCCATGAAATAAATGCTTGACTAATACATTCAGCTTTGATAATGTTCGCCTTGTTGAAAGGTTGTACATCTGCACAAAGTCTTATGACGTAGTTATCAGCTTAGTATTCAGAAAGAAAAGTTTGACAAGTTATAGAATAGTGTGTTACGGTTCGGCATCAGAGAAACAAGGGGTACATGATGGATACTAAAATACGTGAAACCAATATATATACAATCATAGCAATATATCGCGACGGACTAGCTACAGAGGCGGAATGTGTTGCCAGCTTGGCATTGCTTAATGTACGCGGTGCATTCAAAGGGCTGGATTTCATCGGTTATGATTATGTTAATCAAGCATGGCTTAAAACTGAATAAAAGCTTGACACTGGTTATAGGACTTGTTATGATGGCGCACTACTTAATTTTTAATGACGACAAAGGGGCTTGATATGATTATATTGAACGGTAAGAAGTTTGCAGAGAGTGAAGATGAGTTTACTAGCAGCTTGTTTGAATCAGGCGGAACGTGTGTTGGCTATGCTAGAAAGAATAAATGCAGCGTGACATTGTATAATATGCAACATGAAAAAATAGGTGTTATCAATAAGCATGGTTGTCTATGTAAAGCTACTAAAAAAGACTGTGGGAGGTGGTGGTACAGCTTCGCCACTATTGAAGAAGTAGGCGAGTACACAAGCTATATGCAGGCACAAGATGATACTGCCGCAGCTCTGGCTATTGCAGCTTGATAAACAATAACAACAAAAGGGGCAACAACATGAATAACGAATTATTAGAGCATTATTATAAAACAAAAGGGAAGGTATAACTATGAAAATCAAGAAAGTACACACTAACACAACTTATAAGAGCTACCCAACGGATAGCGAAGGCAATCGCTACGGCGGCGGCTACGGCACGCTTACTGAATGCAGCGATGCTATAAAAAACAGTCGTTACCTGAGCGAAGATAAACATTATGCAGGCAGCTTCATTGCTGAAAAAGTATATGCTGATAACGCAAGAATGCCCGACAATAAAGAAATGATTGCAAGCTATAATGTGGTAGCGGCTTGCAAGGGTGGGTTATCCGAAGTCGTAACATTGCGCCTTTACATGGGGCGAAGTTCGAAGGCGAGTAAAGTGTATGCT